TTTGATTTATGTCTAGTGTTAGATTGTCTCCATCTAAATCTAGAGGTGTTAAAGTTCCTGCAACAGAATCTAAACCTCCTATAATGTTGGCATCTCCTCCTAGTTGTTCTAAATCAATATTAGCTGAGTCTCCTGATTGGTCAATATATATTTCATTATCAGCCCCTAATGTCAATGATGCACTCAACATCAGCACAAGGGTCATTAATTTCAAGTTCTTCATATTCCCAATAGCTCCTCTCTATTCCTATTTTTATTATATTTAGTACACCCTGCTCTATTGCTTTTTGTAAAGCTATAGCTACAGATTCATTCTCAGCAACTCCCCCTTCTATTTCAACCAGTTCAGTACCAGCCTCAATAAAACGAAAAACGTCTTGAGAAATACTCGTAGATAAAATACTCTTTGAAACCGAAGTTTCTACAAGCACTTCACCTGTAGAGACTGACACTAATCGTAGTGATATTATAATAGTGTCCTCTCTATACTGTGTGCTATTACCTATTCCTAAGTATCTAGCTCCCAGTCCTCCAGACCGTGTGTTAGCTTCATACGAAATTACACCACCCTGGAATAGTAGCCCTGCAAAAAGCAAAGGCTGCATCTTTGTATCATTTTCAAATTCTTTACGAGTTGTTCTAATTAGCTGTCTTTCTTTTGTTAGGTCATCTAATCCTACTCTTTCTACAACTCTAAAAAATTCTCCGTTAGCTACGTGTTTTAAAGTTCTAATTAATATTGCTTCAGGTGCTTGTGTTATAGCTGTACTAAATAAAGCAAATGAACTATTACTTCTTCTTTGACCAGTTAAGTCTTTAAAACTATTTGGATAAACAGCTACAACTGCTTGTTGTACAGCAGGTGGTAAAGTTTTTAGTTCGTCTAATTGTATTTCTAATGTTGAAGAAGGATTTATTTTTTGAGTTATAAATAAATCTTCATTCTTTGCTATTACTGCACAACCACTAAAAACTAAAATCGCCAATAGGCAACTGAATAGTCGTAATATTTCCATCGCTGTCCGTAACCGTCAATGTTATAATTCCATCTTCAATACTATATTCAATAGTATTACCCTCTAATTCTAGTATTCCACTTGTACTTGGGTTTTCACCAAATAAATTTTCTACAAGCTGTCTAGATAATTGTGCGTATATTCTAGATTCTAAGTTTCTTATAAACCTAGCAAGTGTGGTGTTTTCTTTATCTCTTTCTATTTGTTCTTGGATAGCTTTTAATTCTTCTTTTATAGACATCTTTCTACTAAACTCTTGATTTTCAATAGTTAAGTAATGTGATGAAGTTCCTATACCACTAAATGAAGGGTTCTTAAATTTATGAACCATTTCATCACCGTGTATATTGTTTACAGCTAATATAGAAAACAAAAATATAACTATTAATGTTCCTACTTCAATCTTTTCTTTGGTCTTTTTTCCCATCTGCCCTCGCTAATCTATCGACATCTATAGATACTCCCATTGCTGTTCGTACCATAGAGTCTATTCTTATCATATCGTTATCCATTTGTCTTACTCTGTCTATTAATGCAACTATCATTCCATGTTGAGTATCTAGTTTTTTATGTACATCTGCTATTAAATGATTAAATAATTTCCATACCATCCATCCAGCAGCGACTGCAAAAGCAGCAGGTATGCCTACAGTCTCTAATAAATCCATCCATTGATTGCTGTTCATTATCTACCCTTTGCTAAACTACCACCAAAATACATGCCTATAATAGCTGATACTAAGTTTGTATCTAATTGTGTAATAACAAGACCTTCAAATGAAATCCAATCAAATATTTCTCTACCCTCTGTAAAAAACATAAAGCCTGGTTTCCATTGTGTATATCCTACTGTTACTAATACATCTGGATAATACACAGCAACTAGTTTAGGAAATACAACAATAGCAAATACAGAACTTAAAGCTATAATTCTTCTAGTCCAGGCAAATCCTTTATCTTTTAAACCAGCATCAATAGATTGTTTTCTAGCCTTCATATCAAACTCGCCACGAGTTATAAGAAGTTTTTGTGCTTCTGCTTTAGCCTTACGGCTTTCAGCCCATATACTCATTACCCCACCTAATACAGTAGAGGCTAACATAGTTATTATTTCAAACGGAAATCCCATTAGTTTGTTATTACCTTCTCAGCTAAATTTCTAGCTATTTGTGATGCTTCTTCTTTATCTGTAATCCAATCAGTTGTAGAATATATTGAATCATCCATGCTTATTTTAGAACTTTCATATGCTCTTAATAGCAGTTCATTAGTCAATCTTTCATCCCATTTACCAGCTTCCAATCTAGCCATACCTCTGAATATAGCTATAGATTGTTCTGGATTGTTTTCAAAATCTATAACAGTATCTACATTTACATTACCACCTACTTGATTTGCAAAGTTTGCAACATTGTTAGCATATGTGTCAGTATCTGTTCTTGAAAATTTTTGTCCAATTTCACCTAAAGTTAATCCATTATAATTTTTTCTTAAGTTATGAAAATTTGCTCTTGCACCTAATTCAATATCTTTAAATTGAGCAAAAGATTCTAATTGATAAGTTTTACCGTCATCTCTTAAACCACCTAAATTATTAGAGTCCATTCCTATAACTCCATGATATTTTGCTACACCATCGTAACTATTAAATGTACCTTCTTTTGGGTCTACAGCTCCTAATGCCATATTTAAAGGATTGTTATTTCTAAAAGCTCTGGGTTCTGTAACTTGTCCTCCTTGAGCATACATATATCTGCCAAGGTCTTTCATGTCAGAACGAATTACTCCACCTGTTTGATAGCCTCTTCTATCTTTACCTGGTCCTATTTTACCTTTTGGTGGATTTTTAAAATAAAGCTCTAGTAAGTCGTCAGCTTCTTCTCCTATTGATTCATCTATTTCTCTCCCAAATTCTTCTATTGGGTCAAAAGGGTCAACTCCTGTATAACGTTCTACAACATTTCTTGTTCCAATCAAAGGAGTTTTTCTAGTAAGGTTTTCAAAAAATCCTCTACCATATACTCCTGACCCTATAAGGTCTCCCATTACTGGACCACCTAAAGTAAGAGTAGCCATAAATGGATTATTATATTCTAAAGCATCTACATATCTTAATGCATATTCTGCTGGCCCTAGTAAACCTACTCTTTGAAATGCTCTAAGATTTTCTTCTGCACTTTTACCTACAAATATATCAAAAGCTTTACCAGCTAAACTATCATCGTCTAATTCTCTAGCATATCTATCATACTCTTCTTGTCTTTCGTCACTAGCTCTCCAATAGTTTGTTCCTCTAGCAATAGCTGTTGAGCCTGCTACAAAAGCTGCAAACCTTGGAGCAGATATTGTAGGATTGTTTAACGTATCTCTAGCAAAGTTTTTTAAAACAGTATTACTAAAAACTGTAGGGTATCTTAAAAACTGTGTAAATATATCCCACTTAGGATTTGTCATAAATCTTGGAACTTTAGAAAATTCTCTAGATGTAGGAAGAATTACACTTCTAGAAAATCTACCACCAGCCATAGACATTTCTTTTCGCCAAAAGTTTGTGTTTCTGTTTGCTCCTGAGTTTAACCACTTTAAACCTTTTTCAACATCAATACCTAAGTCATATATCTGTTCTTTTAAAAAGTTAGTTCTTTTATATAAATTACCTTTACCAGTCCAAACTCCGTCAAAACCTTCTAATTTTTTTATAATATCTTTATCTTTACCTGTAGTTGATTTAACAAAAGTATCAACATCATCAAATATTTTTACACCAGCTTTTTGTAATATAGATAACTGAATTAAAGATTCTTCAACTATATCTCTACCTGTGTTAAAAGCTGCTAGTTCTATAGTTTTTGTCCAAGGTAAAAGAAAATTAGCTTTATAAAACCCTCTGGCTAAAGCATTCATTTTTTTATTTTGTAACACTTCTCCAGTCAACCTATTAAGACGGTCAGACTGAACATCATCAACAGCAATAAAAACTTTATTAGCATCTCTATTTGCTTCTATTTTAGATAAGCCTCTTCTTTCTATTAATAAACTTTTTAAATCTGAGCCTAAAAATTTGTGGCCGTTCTCCATTTGATATATGAAATTTTTTATAGAGTTTTTACCACTTGTTCTGGTCGCAGCAATTAATCCTTCTGAAAGTGAAGAAACAGTTGCTAAAGGCAGGTAAGCCATAGCATTAGCAAGCTTAATCCCATCATATGCTCCTTGTATAATTTGATTTTCAAAAAAAGTTACTGCTCCTGATACAGACTCAAAACTACTTATCATTTGTTTTTTATCTCTAGCTGTAAGTCTTCTACCAAATTTTTCCATTAACTCTTTTTCCATTGGTTTAATCCAAGCATCTATAAATTTACTTTGATTAGATGCTTTCATGTCTGCAAAAGTTAAAACTTCTTCTCCTTCTACAGTTGTTCCTTTTTGAACTCTTTTTTGTTTAGTCTTATATTTAATATTTAAACCTTGACCAATACCTTTTGTACCACCTAAAAAAGTTTGTCTAACTTGTATAGCATTAGCAGCATTTAAACCATAAGTAGCTAAATTTTCTATTAAGTCATTACTTAAAAAATCTTCGTATAAATTATCATCTAAATTTTGAAATTTTCTACCGTGTGTTAATAAGTTACTGTGACTAGCATATAAACTATTATTAAGATTTAACATGTCATCAACAATGTTAGCCGTTGCCACTTCATCTAATTCTAAATCTTTAGATAATTGTTTTACAAATTGACCGTCCCCACCGTTTTCTTTTAAACTACTTCTTATTTTTTCTCTGTCCCAACTTCTAGGAAAATAATTCTTAATAGCTATATCTCCAAAGCCTGCTTTTTTAGCATCTCCAGCTATATCATCTAACCATTTTCTCAATCCTTTTGCTGCAGCTTTTACTTCATCACTCTGACCTCTAAGAGCTGACTTCTTACCTCTTAAAAATCTAACAATAGCTTGCTCTTGTGCTTCTAACATTACTCCATCAGGAGCTAGGTCTTCCAATATAGCCCACAAACCTTTTCGTTGACCTTCATATTCAAACATGTATTGTCCTCTTCTAGCATTTAGCTGTTCAGGAAAACTCCAGTCTATAGCTTTATTACTTCTTTTACCTATTCCTAGTTGAGAATCATGGTCTAATATTCCTCTCCATATTTTTGCTGACTCTAATCCCATGTCATCATAAACTTTCATTTTACGAGCATTTCCTAGTAGTGGAGCAGTTACTATTCTGTCAATAAATTTGTGAAATTTTAATCTAAAATTACCTAAAGGACCTGAAAAGTTTTTAGGTTTATTATTAAGTTGTAAAACAGGATTTGTAAAGTTAGACCATTTTTGACCATATCTACCAAAAACTCCACCAAATAATGTACCTAAAGCTGCTGAGCCTACAAGTTCTTTAGCTGAAAAAGCTTGCCTCATCTCTGTATTTATTTTTAAATTTTGATTGGCATAATTATGTAAACCCATCCAACCACCTACTTCTGCTGCACCTATTCCTGTAGCAAGTCTAGTAGCTGCTCTAGCTCCTTGTTCTAACGTGCCGTCAGCAATAGATTTTGTAAGCTGTGCATTTGTAAGTTTTTTTGCATTAGCACTACCTAACATTCTTAAACCATATAAAGCAGTTCCTTTGGCAGCAGTATTTGCAGCTAATGAACCTCCAAAAGTAAAAGGGGTAGTTAAGACAGCAAGTAAAAGAGTAGGGTCAGTTACCATATCAATAGCACCATCTTTAATTAATTCAAGCCATTGACTTGTACTTCCTATATCAGCTCCTTCAAACTTAGTTCTTAGATAAGCATAATCTAATTTCTGTTGTTCAGTAAAATGTTTAGACTTTGAAGCTCTATATAAACCTTGAGCAAGATTAAATTGTTCGTCTCTTAAATATTCAAATATATCGTCATCTTGTCCAATAGAACCTAAAAATCTTTCAGCTCTCATTGTGAACTCAGGGTCATTTTCTAAATCATTTAGGTCGTATTTTTCATAACCTTCAGCTAGACCTATTCCTTGAGTAAATCCTGGATTGATAAAATTTGTTTTATAATTATATCTTGACATATTACATTTGAGCTAATAATACTTTTACATACTCTTTAGCATATTTTACTTCATCTTCAGGTGATACATATGCATCTGAATTTTTATTAGTGGTATTATAATAAGTCTTAGAGCCAGATGTTATACCTGCTTGTTTTCTTACAAACATCTTAAAGTTACTGTTAGATATTACAGGATAAGGAAGTCTTTCTCCAGATTCTAAGTTTTCTAAAGCATCTAATATTTTTTCAACTTGGTCTACTTGACCAGAAAAGCTCCATGAAGTCCATAAGTCTTTCCAAAAATCACCTGATATTGATTTTTGTTTTCCGTCTAATATATTTCTCATTGCGTCCACATTAAAGTCATCAACACTAGCATTAGGAACTGTTTCTGGTGCTTCTTCTTCTTCAGGTACTACTGGTGCAGGGCCTGGAGCAGGTGCAGGTGCAGGTGCAGGGCCTGGAGCAGGTGCAGGTGCTGGAGCAGG